GCCTGAAGATACTGAGTTAGTGTTTCTTTTTGCTAACCCCAGTGCGCCAATGCCTCAAGCCAAACGTAGAAAGGATGGCACTAAAAGAAGCCACGGAGAGTGGGCAAGTGCTAACAACTTCAGATGGTTTAGCGAGGACAGTATCCCCGACAGTTGGATTAACTCAAAGAAGAGAGAAAGTTTTGACTGACATCAGCCGCAAAGACGAGAGACGCGATAGGTTTTTAAGAAAGAAGAAGTTCAAGAAGATAACAACAGCTTCTAAATTAAAAGAAACTAAGCGTAAACAACCACCCATTGACTTATATAACGAGACAGAAAATGAGCCGACTAAATGATGCAACACCCGAAGATTGGGATAGAGTACGTAAAGCACACCCCGCTATTGAAAAAAGCTCAATAGATTATCAGCCCTACATTGACATGGCTATGAAAGAAACACATACATATAAATACGAAGAAGATATACGAACAGCTTTAAAAGACCTTGCAACTAAAAAGCCTACGATTGAAGATGTAGTCAACAAGCCAAAGCATTACAACACTGGTAATATAGAATGCATTGAAGCCATTGAAGAGTCTATGTCTTCGGTAGCTTTCAAGGGCTACCTCAAGGGTAACTGTATGAAATACCTTTGGCGTTATGATTACAAAGGAAAACAGGTAGAGGACTTACAAAAAGCTATGTGGTATCTAGCATTATTAACAGACAAAGTAACCAAGGAGAACACTTAATGGATCAGTATCAACAGTTTATACACAAGTCACGCTACGCACGATGGATTCCAGAGCATAGCCGTAGAGAAACATGGAGCGAAACAGTCTTTCGTTATGTTTCATTCTGGAGGGATCGTGAGCAGATCACAGTTAAGGAAGGACAGAAACTGTACGATGCAATACACAACCTTGAAGTCATGCCCTCTATGCGTTGCATGATGACAGCAGGTAAGGCACTAGATAAAGATAACGTAGCAGGATTCAACTGTAGCTACCTGCATATAGATTCACCGCGATCCTTTGATGAGTTGATGTATGTTCTTATGTGCGGTACAGGTGTAGGGTTCAGCGTTGAGCGCAACTTCATTAACAAACTACCAGAGATTGCTGAGAGCTTTCATCAAACTGACAGTCTTATAGTAGTGTCTGACAGCAAGATTGGTTGGGCTTCAGCGTTCCGTGAGTTGATTGCTATGCTGTACGCAGGTAAGATACCGCAGTGGGATGTGAGCAGGGTGAGAGGCTCAGGAGAGAGGCTTAAAACCTTTGGTGGTCGTGCATCAGGGCCAGAGCCGTTGGTTGATTTGTTTAATTTCTGCGTAGAGATTTTCCAGAAGTCTTCGGGGCGTAAGCTGACAAGCATTGAGTGCCATGACATCTGTTGTAAGATAGCTGACATCGTAGTTGTTGGTGGTGTTAGGCGTTCAGCATTAATAAGTTTATCTAATTTATCTGATCAGCGTATGTCGAAAGCTAAGTCGGGAGATTGGTGGAGGAACGAGGGTCATAGACGCTTAGCCAATAACAGCGTAGCGTACACTGAGAAGCCTGACTTTGAATCGTTCCTATCAGAGATGCAGACCATGTACGAAAGCAAGGCAGGAGAACGAGGGATCTTTAGTCGTGTTGCGGCACAGAAGATTGCAGGTCGCAATGGTCGTAGAGATGCTGAGCATGAGTTCGGAACCAACCCCTGTTCTGAAATTATCTTGCGCTCTAATCAGTTTTGCAACCTTAGCGAAGTGGTTGTACGAGCAGACGATACACTACCCACACTCAAGAAGAAGGTTGAAACTGCCGCTATCATTGGCACTCTTCAAGCTACGCTTACAGACTTCCGATACTTACGAAACCTTTGGAAGCGCAACACCGAAGAAGAAGCACTGTTAGGTTTAAGCCTGACAGGTATCATGGATCACCCTGTTATTGGAGTGTCATCAGATAAAACAGCACAGTGGCTAGAGGAGTTAAAACTTGTTGCTATTAAAACAAATAAGAAGTGGGCTGAGAACCTTGGTATCAATCAGTCTGTGGCTATTACATGCGTTAAGCCAAGCGGCACTGTGTCTCAGCTTGTTGATAGTGCTTCTGGCATACATCCTCGTTTCTCAAAGCACTACATTAGAAGGGTTCGTTCGGACGCAAAAGACCCGTTGGCTCAGTTCATGTCAACCGCAGGATTCCCAGTAGAGCAAGACACAATGAGTCCTGCATCTCTGGTGTATAGTTTCCCTGTTAAGTCTCCTAAGACTAGCACAACAGTTAAACAAGTTGGAGCAATGCAACAGTTGGCTTTGTGGAAAACATATCAGAACAGTTGGTGTGAGCATAAGCCAAGCATCACGGTGTACTACACTGACGATGAGTTCCTGCAAGTAGCGCAGTGGATATGGGATAACTTTGATATCTGTAGCGGCATTAGCTTACTACCTGTTAGCGATCATGTGTATCAGCAAGCACCCTATGAAGATATCACTGCTGAGAAGTACAAAGAGTTAGTAGAGGCGATGCCCAAGGATGTTGATTGGAGTGATCTAGAACAGTATGAAATGGAGGACAACACGACAGGCTCACAGGAGTTAGCTTGTGTAGGTGGTGCATGTGAAATCGTTTAATAAAGGCAAGGAAGCCAACATCATAGGTTTTAAAGTCTTGATAAACTGTGAGGGGATTGTTGTTACAGAAATGAGCGGCATCCCCGCTAGTGATTTAAACCAAGTATTTAAAGGAGATGAATTGTTAATTATAAGAAACATTGTACAACTTACGAAACCAAAACTAGAGGCATTACATAAGTTCTTGGAGGATGAACTCAACGCCTTGAATCATATGCCCTCCTAATGCAGTAAGATATTAGTCATTATACAAAAGCAACAAATTAAATTAATAGTAACTAGCGTTGTCCGTATAACAGCCACGGCATTAGCTTCGGAATCTGTGTCTCCCACTTTCTCGCCTAGGCTCAAAGCCCACAGTTTCCAAAACTTTTTCATTACTCACCATTAACATTTACTTTTTAGACTTAGCACCCGAACACTTCCAACGCTTTCGCGATAAGTTGTTCGGAGTGTTAGGGTCATTTTGTTTCTTTTTAGATAGTCCTTTTTTAATACCTAAACTTCTGGCACAGTAACTATCCCCTTTCGATGTACCCGCTCTAACTCTAGGCCCACCACCCTTTGCTTTACCTGCTTGTCCATAGCTAACTTTCTTTCCACTGGCTGTAACTTTTACTTTTGCTTTACCTTTTCTGGGAGTAGCCATTATACTTTCCTGTACTGTTTAGTTTTAGAAGCAACCTTCTTGGGCTGTGCGCTGTGCTGTTTGCCCTTCTTAGTATCCGCCTTTTTCTTTTTGGTTGTTGCCGCATACTGTGCAGGTGTCAAAGCCTTTATAGCTTTCTTAGGTAAGTATCTCTCACCTGTTTTAGCACTAGGCTTGCCAGACTTTGTAGTCCACTCTTGTTTTGTCCAAGCCTTCAAAGACTTCTGAGGTTTCTTTAGCGACACTTGTGCGTACCTTTTGCTTTCATCTTAGATTTTTTAGACAAGTCCTTCAAATGAAATAACTTTACACTTGTCTTAGTGTGAGACTTGTTAGTGTGTAAAGTTCCGTCAGCCATCTTATGACTAGAACCTTTATGCTCTGTGCCATCTTTCTTATAATGTTTAACACCTTTCATTTGTAACCTCCTCCTGCTTCTTTGTATTGCTTGGCAAGCATCTGAGCTTTTCGTGCGCTCCACTGTCCTGCTTTGCCGCCCTTAGTTCCTGCTTTTATTTTGTTAAACAATCTTTTACGCATTGTAGGCTTGGTGTAGTTACCTGCCTCGTTGACTTTTGATTTTTTCTTAGCCGCCATTACTTGCTCCTTGCTACTGATTTTGTTTTTTCTACAGTTCTCATTGCGCCTAGTCCTAACATGCCCATGAGTACACTTGTAAGCAATGAGCTATCTACAGGCGGGACAGTAAACCAAATACCTAAGATGGGTGCTAAGATTGTAGAATACATTAAAGCGAATCCGCAGATCCATCCAATAGCAGGTCGCCATCCAGAAACGAACAAGCTTTTGTGCGCGGCCTCAACTGCGTTAACAGCCAGTTGTCCTTTGGCTAACTCTTGAGCGTGGCGTTCTGCCATTGTGCTTATCTCGTGAGCTAGGGCATTGGCTTGATCTTTATCAACAATAAATTTGTCTAATAATCCTGCTACTGGGCCTATCAATTTATCTAACATATCTCTATCCTATTTCAAAGGGTTTGACAGATAATCCATACCCTGCCATAAGTCTTCTATCTCGCGGCCAATTGTTTTTAGCTGACCGTCAAGCTTGGTTAAGTTGTTTGTCATTAGTTCTGCTTTAGCTACAGTAGCTTTCATAGTCTCAATGTCTTTCTCTAAACTATCTACATTTTCATCAATCAATAATAGCTTTTCTTGTTGTTCCATAATT